TTGGATCTAAAAGTTTTTCGCCTTTTTTATTAGTAAAAATATTGCTTATTCCGTTTCTAATGGCTATCTCATCATGATCCAATACTAAATCACTACCGGTAGACGGACTAGTACCTAAACCTACGTTTTTTTGAAGGGTTAAGTCTAGATGTAAATCAGTATAGACAGAAGGGTTATTTGTAATAACTTTTGATAATTCTGTTGTTTTCTGATTTACCTGTTTTGGTCTAATTAAATTATTTAAATCTATCGTTGCCACCGTATAAATACTTATGTCTAAAAGCTGTTTAAATCTTTAAGGATTTTGTAATATGCCTAGATAAGTATTCTTATAATATGTCCAAGTTCAATAAATACAATACATTGTTAGAAACTGCATTTTCCCACTATTCAAACGGTGGTTTTAGAGAAGGTAACGTCGTAAAAATCAAGAAGAGTTTCTTAAACTCACCATACTGCCAAGAACACTACGGTAGAGATACTGCTTTTGTAAATTGGCTCACAGATTTGATTGAAAGAGATTATATGTTCTTTATCAAAAGAGTTGTAGGTCATGGTGCAATGCAAAACCCTAAAGATTCAAATGATAATGAAGGTGCTGGTGATGTTTTCTTACTTTTAAAGATGGACCCTAGAACAGTAAGCACACCAACTGAACTTGCTGAATTTACAGTTCCCGGTAATTGGGATTTTGTAGAAGTATTAAACTTTGCTCCTAATCTTCCACCGGTTCAAGGTGTACCAAACCCTTACGAGAAGCCCCTTGGTACAAAGCCTGAAGCTGCTCCTGTTGATTACGGTATCGGAAATCAATCACAAGATAATATGCTTCCTAAAGTTAATGTTAACATTAACATTAAGAAATAATCTTATCTAGATTAAGAACACAGCAGAAGAAATTTATCTCGTGATCCATTACAAAGTTATCTTTGTACATATGATCACCTAACTCAAGCATAGCTTGTTTCTTTTTATCTTCTTTTAGATCTGAATAAAATACCAAATTGAATAGTTCCTTCATTAGGTTTTGATAATCAGCACCAAAGGATCTCTCCTCTTCGATTACGTGCTTTCTAATGTCGAGAGGTGATATTTGCTTGTAAAGCATATCAAAGATATTTCCAGCAAAATCTTTGATCTTATCGGTATTTTTAATATCGAGCTTGCCGGTTATGCTGAACATCTGAAGATCGTTAATAACCCGCCTTAAATCGGGGAAATTAAGCTTTACATGTTCCTTTAGTTTTTCTTTCTGCTCGTCAGAAACTTCTACATTTTCGAGACTAAGAATTTTTTCACATCTTGCAACTAAACCATCTAATTCAGGTATAATATTAAATAGTAAGCACCTAGAACAGATTGGATCAATAATCTTGTTTATGTAGTTGGCTGTAAGGATGAATCTGGTGGTATCTACATACTCCTCCATAACACTTCTGAGGATTCTCTGAGCTTCTGCGGTCATTCCACAGAATTCATCCAATATGATTACTTTCTTTTTACCATCAAATGATCTAGTTTGTGAAAACGATATGACTTTATTTCTTATCGTATCAACACCATTCTCATCAGATGCGTTTATATAAAGATATTGGCAGTCTAAAATGTGTTTTACCAGAATCTTTGCAAGAGTGGTTTTACCAGTACCAGCATTGCCGTAAAGCAGCAAATGTGGTGTATCGTTGTCGATTTTAGAAAAGAATTCTCTGTTTTCTTTACTCAAGACGAGATCGGACAGCTTCTGTGGTGCATACTTCTGCACCCATAAATTATTATAGAGATTCATGCCCACATATTATATGGGTATTGGTAAGATGTCAACCGTTAATTAGTACTCTTCCATCATTGCCATATGGATGATTTGAAAGTACCTCTCTAACCTGCTGTGGTGTTTCAACAATTTTATATGCTTCTAAAATAGAAACTATGTGTTGAACTTTATCTGCGGGAATGGTATAACTTTTACCTTGAACGATAATTGTTGTTGTCATATACTGTATTGGTAGTAAATATTTACCTAGCAAATGGAAAATAGCAACGAAATAGATTCAATTATACAGGAATTAAAAGCCGATGAAGTACCTACACCTGTTAGAATACAGCCCGTTGAAGTTGAAACGGTTAATGATGAAAATGTAGATGATTATGTTTATAGGAAATCTTCACAGCTTGTAGAATCAACTCTTGGTGCTGTACAAGCCTTAAAGGATAACGTTTTAACTGGTAGTGATCCAAAAGAGATAGCTGCCTTATCTCAGCTTATAAATTCTGCTACAAAAGCTCTTGATCAATTAAACAAGCTAAACATGCAAAATAAGCAGAATAAGAGTAATCTTGAGATTAAGAAAATGGAACTTGAGGCTAATGCTAATCGCCCAATTTTACCGAATACTACTAACGTTTTAATAGCAACAAGAGATGAAGTAATGAATCAATTGTTTGATAAGCCTAAAAAAGGATTGCCTGATAAAAATGTTATAGAAGGCGAATTTATTGAAGATTAATTTTTTTTTTTTGCATTTCTACAAAAAAAGTGCCCTACCCGGAGCAATCCAGATAGGGCGATTTTTTTATACTAATTTATTAAATTAGAGATAAGATACTTGACCGTTTGCTCCGCCTTGGAATGCACTGTTATAGCCGAGTCCTCTTACTATGATAACGTGGTAGTATAAGTTTGCACCGAAGATGTGATCAACAACGCCATAACGTGTCATAAGACCTACTCTTGGAGCAAAGTCGTTAGGACCGATTGTACGTTGGATCATAACTGGGATGTATGGACAGTATACGATACCTGTATCGTAGTATTCAGAACCCTTATAGCCTAACAAAGCATATTCAAGTGCGTCTTGACGTTGACCTGCAAGATATTGTGCATCGGTACGGGTGTCACGGTAAATTTGGAAACGTCCACCTACTGTACCAATCTTGGCGATGCCTGTTGGTTGTGTGTTTACGTTGCCATTTACTGGCATCCATTGGTACTCAGGGAGCATTTCAAGGATTGCGCAAACACGTGGTGTAGCGATAATAAAATTAGCACTACCTCTACGGTTACGAATAGCGATGCGGTTAGCTTCGATAATAATCTTTGAATAAAAATCCCTGTTACGCTCACCTAACCAACGTGCGTCGGCTGATTGAGCGTACCAATATGTGTATCCGGGGCCTTCACCTGCATTGAGACAGACTTGGATCATTCTGATAATCATTTCACGGTCGATTTCGGCCTGAATTTCATATGACATTGCATTTGTTAATTCAGAATCGATATCGAGACCATTCATGTTCTTCAAGTCTTGTTCGAGTTCAACAGACCAACGGGCTGCGAGACGGCGTGTACCGGCTTCAACTGCTGTTTTGCTGAATTCTACTGTAACTTGAGGAATATTACCAGTTAACTCGAATTGACTGAGTAAAGCTGCAACACCGGTATCGGAATCGACGAAGTCGAATACGCCGGTATCTCCTCCGGAAAGGAATGTTGAGCTTGTGCCAGTGAATCGTGTATCTAAGTACTGATAACCTACTTCTGGGCGTTTTCCTGTTACGCCGTCTACTGGTACTTCAGCATCACGGTTTACACCGTCTGAACCTGAATAAGGATCTGATACTGAACCATCTAAACGACCGTCGGAATAACCAAGAGCTGTAGGCTCATAGCGGTAACGAAGAGCAAATGCGAGACCAACTGGGCCACTCATTGGCTGAACACCGACAATCTCGTTTGTGATAAGCTCAGGGAAAGTACGTCTTACCATTGGGATCAAGATCTTAGGTAAGCGGCTATCGCCTGTAGCGTATCTATCACCTGATGTTACCGAGCCGGGAGGTGAATAAAGGGCAGTGCCGGGGGAACCGAACACACCGCCACCACCAGCGACATTGCCGCCAGCTTCTTCAATACACCATCTCTCTTGGTTTTCCATCAGGATAGCTGTTGTTAATCTTTGGTGCTCATTTTCGAGTGCTGCAACCTTATCGGATGAGTAATCGAGCATTGGAGCCCACTTTTCAACTAACTGCTGGGCACGGGATCTGTCAATATAGCCTGTGGCTGGATTTACATTTCTCATTGTTTTGTCCTCCTATGGGATAGAATACAGAATTAAAAGAAATTAATTTCTTTTTAATTCATTCAGATATTCGCCAATGACGGTACTGTTGTCATCGGTCGCTACGTTGGACTCCACTACTAATGATCTTGTAGGAACCTTAACATTACGGCTTTGGGCCTTCTGTTTAGCTTCAACAGCAAGTTCAGAAGCAGCGTTTTCTTCACTGCGCTCGAACATCTCAACAACATAGTTAAAATTCTCACTAATATAAGAACTATCTTTGTCGCTCAATAGTTTAAAAATAAAATCTTTCTTTGAAGAAGCCATACCTTTGGTCTTCTCTTCAAGAATCGCTTTCGCTTCAACACTCTTGATTTTTTCTAAGAGTGTTTCATTTTCTTTGTATGATTCATTAAGCTTTTCATTAAGCTCATCAATTTTTGATTTACCTTCGGTGATCGCACCCTTGATGGAGGTGTTGATGTGTTCTGGATCAATACCGACTAAATTACGGATAGCATCAAGTTGCTTACGTGCGTAAACATTTGATACTGCTTCTTCGAGTTGCTGTGTAGGTACAAGCTTTTCGAGTGTAATGTCGAGGAAGTTACTAACTTCATCAATTAATTTGTTTGAAAATGCATCAGCTTTTTCATTAAGAGCATTACGGAAATATTTTGTAATGCTTGCAAGTTTGCCAGCATGGTTTTCATTAATTGCTGTAACAACTTTTTCAAGTTTTGCTGTGTGGTCTGTATCAATAGCCTCTAAAAGTTTTTGAAGTTTAACAGCGTGGTCTTCATCGATTTTTGCTTCAGCGTTTTCAACTTCAAGTTTTACTCTTGTGTTTACTTTTTCGTTTACAGCGTTTTCAAATGCTTCTGCAATTGCTGTTGCTGCTTCTTCGGAAAGAAGATCTTTATCGAATTTTTCTAAGATGGCTTTGATATTCATATTGTGCTTATAATAACTTATCCTTTTTTATTTCCCTTTTTGGGACTTTTTTTGTTTTTTATCATTTCAAGAAAACGTTTTTTGTTTTCTTCTTTTGATAACTTCTTTTTACCTGTTGTTTCTACCTTTTTAGTTGCGCCTTTTTTTGTATCTTTCTTTGCGCCTTTTTTAACTTCGGTTTTTTTAGCAAAAGGATTTTCTTTTGATTCTTTCTTTTCAGAAATTGTAGCAATGCGCTGTTTAAGCTTTGCTTCAATGATTTGTTTTAATTTTGCATCAGCAGATGCATAATTCTTTTCACAAATATTTGTTAAAAATTTTGATATGAGTTTGCGAATTTCCATATTATTACTTACTCTTGATAATACACAATTACATAGTTTTAAGTGCAGTGATAAGTTCTAATATACACTCTTTGAGGTATTGATTTTTATTTCCAATTGGAAGTTTAGAAATTTGTTTTTCAAATTTTTCGTAATATGGCTCAAATTTTCCATCAGTATCAAGAACCCATTGTTTAGATTCTAATATACCATTAACAAAGGCTGTAGGGACTGATGGATCAGCTACAACGTCAATTGCAACAAGGCGAAAATCAACAACTTTGTTTACACCACCGTTGCTTTCAACTTTACCGAGGGCTCTTGATGATACACCAAGTTTAACATCATCCATGATGAGTGAACGAACAACTTGTCCCATCGGGGTTGATAAAATTTTTGATTTACCATGAAAGATATTTCCATCTTGTTTTAATTCAGTAACAATATGACATGCTCTTTCTAAATTAACTTCTGGTGTTGTTGGGTGATTAAGTTCACCGGTAGCTCTTTTGCTAACAACCATTTCGGAAGAATAACGATTAACTTCTTCAATCATTTGTTTAAGAGGATAAACACGATTGTTTCTATTTGGTTGGTCTGCCATCAAGAATGGACCTTGAATGAAAAGGTTTGATGGTGCGTTTCTATTTTTTTCTTCTACTAAATATTTAAGTTCGTAGTTTGGTGATTCGACCAATAGATTATAAGTATTACTCATCTTATTATTACTTACACCATACTTATTCATTTTAAATGTTTTTCATTTAAAATAATGAAAGTATATCCTTTAGTTTTACACCAAGCTTTAGCTGCTTCCCATTTTGCTAAATTAGTTGCAAATTGATATTTTTCGTATAGTAATGTTTTTTGCTTCTTTTTAGATGT